AGCGAGCCCCTGCAGAAGCTGCTGCAGGCCCATGCCTACCGCGAGCTGCTGTACCGCCAGCGCGTCAACGAAGCCGCCCGGGCCTCCCTGCTGGCCTTTGCCACCAAGGGCGACCTGGACCACAAGGCCGCCTTCTACGGGCTGGAGCGCTTGGCCGGCGAGGCCGATGATCGGCTGCGCCTGCGCATCGGCCTGCGCATCCGGGCCCTGGCCGGCAACGGCACCCGCGAGCATTACGAGCTGATCGCGCTGAGCACCTCGCTCAACGTGCGCGACGCCCTGGCCACCCAGCCCCAGCCGGGGCGGGTGCAGGTGCTGCTGTGGATTGACGATGCCAGCCTGGCCGCCGAAGCAAACGTCACGGCACTGGCCGTGCTCAACGCCGAGAACGCCGAAGCCGCCCGCCCGCTGGGCGTGCCTGTCTCCGTGGCGGTGGCCCGGCCCCGGCCGGTCAGTATCAGCGCCCGGATCTGGCGCGAGGTCTCGGCCCCGTCCGACCTGGTGGCTCAGCTTCGCACCAGCCTGCCGCTGGCCATGGCCGCCTATGCCCGCCTGGGCCGCTCCGTGCCCCGGTCCTGGATCACCACCCAATTGCACGTCGCAGGCGTGGCCGCGGTGCGCTACTTGGACAACCTGCGCCCCACCGAGACCACCACCCTGGCTTCCGATGAATACCCGGTGGTGGGCGTGCTCGAGCTCACCGACGAGGGGGTTTCCTGATGGCCACCACGACAACAACCGCGATCACCACCGTGCTGCCACCGGCCTCCACGGCCCTGGAGCGGGCCATCGACCAGGGCATGCCTGCCTGGGATGGGCTGGCCGAGGCCATGGCGCCCACGGGGCCCCGTGTGGTGGACGCCTACCCTGTGGCCTTCTACCCCTGGCTGGCCGCCGAGTGGGGCCTGGCCGACTTCGCGCGCTACTTCGACAGCCTGGCCGACCTGCTGGAGGCCGGCCGGCCCTGGCTGCTGGAGCGCGGCACCGCCGCCGCTGTGCGCCGCGTGCTGGGCTGGCTGGGCTTCGACCAGGTGCTGATCGAAGAGGACGCCGCCTACCTGCACATCGATCTGGGCCGGGCCGCCAGCCCCGCCGAGATGGGCGAGATCGCCCGCGTGGTGCGCTCCAGCATCCCGGCCCACATCCGCTTTTACCGGGTGTTCCACAGCTACGACCTGCGCCCCATCACCTTCGACGGTGGCCAGGCCATGGACGTGGGCCTGCTGGACAACGATTCGGGCGTCTGGGTCAGCACCGACACCGGGCCCGACCTGAAGGCGAGCTTCGCCACCCTGCAGGCCCGGGGGGTGAACCCTTGGCCCCATGGACAGATCGAGGCCTCGGCCACGTCCGTGCACGCCCTGACCATGCCCCGCGGCGACCGGGTCGAGCTGGACTCGTGGCGCCTGGACAGCTACGTGGTGGTCGACACCTACAGCGGGGTCGGGGCCATGTTCACCGGAACCTGTGCGGCGCCGGTGCGAGGCGTTCCGCAGGGGGTCATGGGCACCGTGCACCTCGAATCGGTGGCCAGGCCTGCCATTGACCCGCTCGACAACCGCACCGACGTCCACGCCATCCAGATCACGAGCCCCATGCCGGCCCCGCGGCGCTGGGTCGGGCCGTGGGACTCCAGGCCCTGGCGCACCTCCATTGATTCCAAACACACACAGGACTGACCACCATCATGGCAACCCTTCAAGAATCCGGCCGCATTGCCCTGGCCATCGCCGTCGCCAGCCAGCCCATCCACCTGGCCTGGGGCCACGGCTCGCCCGCCTGGGATGACGCCCCCCAGCCCGAGGGCAACACCAACACCGGCCTGGTCGATGAGATCGGCCGGCGCGCCTCCACCCAGGTGGGCTACTGCCGCCCCGACGTCAACGGCGAGATCGAGCTGGCCTCGGGCCGCTACACCCTGTCGGCCGAGCCCACCACCTACGTCTACGTGAAGTTCGTCTTCGCCTTTGCCGAGGCCGCCGGCGAGACCATCCGCGAGCAGGGCATCTTCCTGGGCACCCAGGTCAAGGCCGGCCTGCCTGCGGGGCAGCGCTATTTCCTGCCGGCCGACCTCGCCAGCCCCGGCCGCCTGTACGCGCTGGAGCGCGTCACCGCCTTCCCCCGCAATGGCGCCACCCGCCAGATGTTCGAGTACGTCCTTCCCTTCTGACCATGACCATTTACAACCGATTCGACCCGGCCAAGCGCTACGACCGAGTGCTTTTCAATGCCGAACGCGTGCTGCAGTCGGCAGAGCTCAACGATCTGCAAGACGCCCTGATCCACCGGGCCAAGTCCGTGTCCGATGTGCTGTTCAAGGACGGCGGCATCGTGGATGGTGCCGGCATCGTCGTGGCCTCGGCCACCGGCGCCACTCTGTGCGAGGCCGGCCGTGTCTACGTTGACGGCGCAGTGCGCCCGGTGCCCGCCGGCCAGCTCCAGATCGCCACCGTGGGCATCGTCAACGTGGGCGTGTACCTGCAGGTGGCGGTGGTGACCGAAGAGCAGGACCCCGGCTTGCTGAACCCTGCCGTGGGCACCCGGGGCTACCAAGAGCCCGGCGCCTGGCGCGAGCAGGTGACCCTGGTGTGGGGTTTCAAGGGCGACGGCCAGGCCGGCACCTTCTACCCCATCTGGGCGGTGGAGGATGGCTCGGTGCGCGCTCGGGAGGCGCCGCCCAACCTCGACGCCATCACCCAGGCCCTCTCGCGCTACGACCGCGACAGCACCGGCGGCACCTACGTGGTGCGCGGCCTGGAGGTGGTGGCGGGCCCGGATCTGCCCACCGGCCAGCAGGTCTACACCCTGGCCGAAGGCGCGGCCCGTATCAGCGGCCGGGGCCTGGAGCTTCCCGCTTCGCGCCGTGTGGTGTACGACGCCACGCCCGAGCTGCTGGCGATCGAGGACGAGCCCCACGCCTCGACCACCGAGGGCCTGCAGCACATCGCCTTCGACCGCACCCCGGCTGTGGGCACGCTGACGGTCAAGATCACCGTTCGCAGCACCCACGACATCGTGCACGGTGGCTTCAGTGGCGCGGCCGACCCGTTGCCCGACACCAGCGTGCTGCTGGTGGAATCGGTCAAGCAGGGCGCGACCGTCTTTGCCAAGGACGTGAGCTGGAAGCTCACCGCCGGCCAGATCGACTGGAGCCCGGCCGGGGCCGAGCCCAACCCGGGCAGCACCTACCAGGTCACTTACCAGCACATCATCACCGCCCAGGTCAGCAACCTGACCAGCACGGGCTTTGACGTGGCCGGCGCCCTGCAGGGCTCCCTGATCCTGGTGAGCTACCAGCAGGCCCTGCGCCGCTACGACCGGTTGTGCATGGACAGCGACGGCAACATCACCTGGATTCGGGGCGTTCCGGCCGAATGGAGCCCGGTGGCCCCCACCGTGCCGCAGAACTGCCTGAGCCTGGCCACCGTGTACCAGAGCTGGGACAGCAACCGCCGAATCGACCAGGACGCCGTCCACATGGTGTCCATGCAAGAGCAGGCCGCCTTGAAGGCGATGCTGCGCCGCGTGTACGAAGACCAGGCCGAGCTGCGCCTGTCCCTGGACATCTCGGGCCGCAACAGCGGCATCAAGAAAGGGCTGTTTGCCGACCCGTTCCTGAACAACAGCATGCGCGACGCGGGCGTGGCCCAGACGGCCGCCATCTCGGGGGGGGCGCTGCGCCTGCCGATCGCAATCACCGTGCACCAGCTGGGCCTGAGCATCACCGAGCGCCAGGCGCTGCCCCATGGACACCGGCCGGCCCTCTCGCAGACCATGCGCACCGGCCAGATGCTGGTGAACCCGTATTCGGCGTTTGACCCGCTGCCCACGGACCTGGTGCTGAAGCCCGCGGTGGACCGCTGGACCGACGTGCAAACCCTGTGGGCCAAGCCCCTGGAGCGGCAGTTCTATCTCAGCGGCATCGGGGTGGGCTCGGTGACCAGCGTCAGCAGCGAGATCGACACGCTGCAAGAGACATCGACCGAGCTGGAAACCCTGCGCCAGATCGAGGTGCAGTTCGAGAGCCACTTCGGCCCCGGCGAGACCGTGACCGCCATGACCTTCGACGGCATCGCGGTCCACCCCACCGCCTTGAACGGCGGCGCGCTGGCGGCCAATGCCCAAGGGCTGCTGCAGGGCAAGTTCACGATTCCTGCCAACGTGCCCGCCGGCACCAAGGAAGTGACGCTCACCGGCTCGGGCGGCAACCATGCCACGGCCTTGTTTACAGGGCAGGGCACCCTGGTGCAGCGCGAGTTGCAGCAGGTCACCAAATACTGGTACCAGGCCTTTGTTGACCCGCTGGCCCAAACGCTCACGCTGTCGACCACGACGCACTTGACCGGCGTGGACCTGCAGTTTGTGGCCAAGGGCACCAGCACCGTGCTGGTCCAACTGCGTGAGGCCGAGAACGGCTTTCCCACGCCTCGCATCCTGGTGGAGAAGCGCCTGCAGCCGGCGGACATCTTGCTGGTGGGCCGCACCCGCGTCACCTGGTCGCCCGTGCTGGCCGAGGCCGGCCGGGAGTACTGCCTGGTGCTGCTGTGCGACGACGCCAGCACTGCGGTGGCCGTGGCCGAGCTGGGCAAGTGGGACACCACGGCCGGGCGCATCGTCACCAGCCAGCCCTACCAGGTGGGCGTGCTGCTCTCCAGCAGCAATGCCAGCACCTGGACCGCGCACCAAGACCGCGACCTCACGTTCGAGCTGCTGGCGGCCGACTACAGCCAGACCGAGAGCCTGATCGACCTGGGCACCGTGGATGTGGTCGACGCCACCGACTTGCTGGTACAGGCCTGCGTGCACCAACCATCGGCCGCCTCGAGCTGTGTTTTTAGGCTCACGCTGGACAACGCCAGCGTGATCGAGGCCGCGCCTGGCCAGGTGGTGACGCTGGCCGCCCGGTACACCGGCCACGTGCAGGTTTCTGCCCGCCTGCGCGGCGCCGGCTCGCTCGGCGCCATCCTGGAGCCTGGCATCCAGCTGGTGGTGGGATCGCTGCAGACCGCCGGCAGCTACATCAGCCCCCTGGTCAATGCCGGCGGCCAGGTGAGCGTGCGCGTGGTGCTCGAGGCGGATCTGCCCGCTGGCAGCTCGCTCACCCTGCACGCCCAGAACCAGGCCGCCGGCGCCTGGACGCCCGTGCCCTTTGTGAGCAGCAGCCCCCAAACCGCCGGGGTGATGGAGTTGGTCTACCAGCTCGACAACTACGCCGCCGAGAAGGCCCGCCTGCGCCTGAGCCTGACGGGCACCCACGTGGCCCGCCCGGCCATCACCAACCTGCGCGCCGTGGTGCTGTGACACAGGCAAGAGAGATCCACCAATGAGCACCATCAACGACATCACGCCCAACCTGGGCCTGGCCCTGCCGCACCCGGCGAACGACGCCGACGTGGACATCCTGCGCCTGCGCAACATGATCCAGACGCTGGATGCGGCCATCCCGGCTTTGTTGACCAATGCCATGGGCAACGTGCTGACCAGCCTCCATACCGATCTGCAGAACTTGCTGAACACCGTGGCCCCAGCTGCCACCGCGCTCAGCACCGCCCAGTGGAGCAACGCACGCGCGGCCCTGCTTGATCGCCTCGACGCGGCCATCACCAGCCGCGCGCCGGCCGCCACAGCCCTGTCCACCGAGGTCTGGACCAATGCCCTGGCCCAACGTATGGGCGCCATTCCGACCAAGAACGGCGGGGCGCTCCGGTACCAAGAATTCACCAGCTCGGCTCTGTTCACGCCCAGCGCGGCCCTGCTGGCCAACGGGGGGCAGGTCTGGGTGCGTGCACTTGTCGCTGCGGGTGCCGGTGGCTCTGCGGGCGTCTTTGGCGTTGACCCCTACGGTACCCCGTATGGGGGAGGTGGTCGGAGTGGTGGCGGAGGTGAGGTCTTGTTAGATCGGCTTGTCACTGTGACGGGACCGGTCGCCGTGACCATTGGTTCGGGCGGCTTGGGAGGCACTGGCGTCACCGGCTACACCGGAAATCTGGGAACCGACGGGGGCGCTTCGTCGTTTGGCTCTTTGCTGACCGCTGCGGGCGGAAAAGCTGATGGGACGTCCGGCAATGGCAACGGCCCCTCGGGTGCCGGCAATGGCATGCCGGGGACTCCATTGATGGGCTTCGGCGGAAGCATGAAGGGCCCCGGAGCCCAGGGCGGTGGTGCAGGCGCGCCGGCCTACTACATGAGCGGGGTCAGCTTCTACGCGGGCGAAAGCGCCCCCACAAAGCCCAACTTGGGCTGGGGCGGCAAAGGAGGTCCATCTACCAACCCCTGGGCCGCTGGCATCCCCGGCCAGGCCGGCTACTGCCTGATCTGGTGGCTGGAGTAACAAAACCATGCAATACGCACTCATCAAATCTGACAGCACCGGCCTGGGCCGCGTGCACAACGTCATCGTAGCCGACGCCGAGTTCATTGCCCACATTGCCTCCGAGTGGGACCACATCGAGGCCCTGGACACGCTCCACGAGCAGGGCCTGGGGGTGGGTATCGGCTGGGGCTATGACCTGGCTGCAGGCGAGTTCATCGCCCCGCCTGTGGTCGCAGAGCCCGAGGCCCAGCGACCCACCATCGTGGTGACCAGCCTCACGGCCGACGCCGCCCATGCAGCGCAACTGGTGCTCAAGGGCCTGCGCGAGGTCACCTGCCTGGTGGGCACCGAGCTGCAGGCCGAGGCCGAGCTGCGGCTGGCGGGCGCCTTGGTGCCCATGGATGACGCCTTCCGCATGCCCCTGCGCTCACGCGACGGCCGCGAGCGGGTGCTGCTGGGCACCATGACTCAGGGCCACATCCGGTTTCGGGTGACGCTGCCGGAGTCGGGCGTCTGGAGCGTCACCGAGGACGCCATCAATGAGGCCATCTCACCCGAGCAGCGCATGGCGTTTGCCGGGCTGACCATCTACGTGGTGGAGGCCTGACATGGGTGGCTGGATCTTGAACATCCTGATCGGCCTCGACCAGCTCGCCAACACCGTTCTGGCCGGCGAGCCCGACGAAACCCTCTCCTCACGCGCCCACCGCATGCGCGAGAAGGGCCAGCCCGTGTGGGGCTGGACAGCCCGCGCCATCAACACCTTGTTCTTCTGGCAGGCGGACCACTGCCGCGAAGCCTTCGAGTCCGAGCGGCGCCGCCTGCAGCAGCCCCCGGCGCTGCGCAATTGAGCGCCGGATATCCCTTTTCCCGTCTTTCACAGCTTTTCAACCTGGAGCCTTCAATGTCTTCTGCCAACTACCACCACGGCGTTCGCGTCACGGAAATCTCTGCCGGCCTGCAGGCCATCACCATGATCTCGACGGCCATCATCGGCCTGGTGGCCACCGCGCCCGACGCCGACGCCACCGTGTTCCCCCTGAACACCCCCGTGCTGGTCACCAAGATCAACACCGCCATCGACAAGGCCGGCGTGCAGGGCACCCTGGCCCCGGCCCTCACCGCTATCAGCGAGCAGACCCGCCCCATCCTGGTGGTGGTGCGCGTCGCCGAGGGCCAGGGCGCCGACCCCCAGGCCAAGCAGGCCGACCAGGACGCCAAGGTGATCGGCACCAGCGTGGGCGGCCGATACACCGGCCTGCAGGCCCTGCTGGCGGCCCAGGCCCAGTTGGGCGTCAAGCCCCGCATCCTGGGCGCGCCAGGCCTGGACAGCGAGCCCGTGGCCGACGCCCTGGTGTCGGTGGCCCAGAAGCTGCGTGGCTTTGGCTATGCCGCAGCCCACGGCGAGGATGTGAGCGGCGCCACCGCCTACCGCGACCTGTTCGGCGCCCGTGAGCTGATGCTGCTGTGGCCCAACTGGAAGAAGTTCGACGTCAATGCCGCCGGCATCGTCGAAGCCCCGGCCGTGGCCTATGCCATGGGCCTGCGCGCCCGCATCGACCAGGAATATGGCTGGCACAAGACCTTGTCCAACGTGCCGATCAACGGCGTGCAGGGCATCAGCCGCGACGTGCATTGGGACCTGCAGAGCCCCGACACCGACGCAGGCCTGCTCAATGCCGCTGGCGTCACCACGCTGATCCAGTCCAGTGGCTACCGCTTCTGGGGCAGCCGCACCACCAGCAGCGAAGAACTGTTCGCCTTTGAGAGCGCCACGCGCACCGCCCAGGTGCTGGCCGACACCATGGCAGAGGGCCACATGTGGGCGGTGGACAAGCCGCTGCACCCCAGCCTGGTGAAAGACATCCTGGAGGGCATCAACGCCAAGTTCCGCGAGCTCAAGAGCGGCGGCTACATCCTCGACGGCAAGGCCTGGTACGACGAAGAAGTCAACACCACCGCCACCCTCAAGGTCGGCAAGCTGCGCATCGACTACGACTACACCCCGGTGCCGCCCCTGGAAGACCTGGGGTTCCAACAACGCATCACCGACAGCTATTTCAGCGACTTCGCTGTACGCGTCGGCACGGGTCTGTAAGCCCGCTGCACCTTTTCAACCCCTGATCACTGGAGAACCTCATGGGACTGCCCAAGAAACTCAAGAACTTTGCCCTGTTCGTCGATGGCGTGAGCTACGTCGGCGAGACCGAAGAAATCACCCTGCCCAAGCTCACCCGCAAGATGGAGAAGTACCGCTCGGGCGGTATGAATGGCGAGATCGAGCTGGATCTCGGCTCGGAAGCCATGGAGATGGACTGGAAGGCCGCTGGCTGGATCACTGACATCCTCAAGCAATGGGGCACCACCACCCACAACGGCGTGCTGCTGCGCTTTGCCGGTGCCCTGCAGTCGGATGACGCCGAGACCGTCGACTCGCTGGAGATCGTCGTGCGCGGCCGCCACAAGGAATTCGACCCAGGCAAGGCCAAGGGCGGCGACAAGACCGAGATCACCATCAAGTCGGCCATCAGCTACTACAAGCTCACGGTCAACGGCACCGCCCTGATCGAGATCGACGTTGTGAACATGATCGAGCTGGTCAATGGCGTGGACCGCATGCAGCAGGTGCGCGCCGCACTGGGCATTTGATCCGGGCATCTGATGCCCACCCCGGGCGGCCCCTGGCGGGCCGCCCAGCCCCCCATCACCCAATCTCCTGAAATCCCATGACCGCCCCTGAATCCACCACCTCCGCAGCCCAGACCGACACCGCTGTGGTGCCCCTGGACACCCCCATCCAGCGTGGCGAGCAGACCATCAGCTCCGTCACCCTGCGCAAGCCCAAGGCCGGCGAGTTGCGCGGCCTGTCGCTGTCGGCCCTGATGCGCGTCGACGTCGACTCGCTGCAGGTGCTGCTGCCGCGCATCAGCTCGCCCACCCTCACCAAGTTCGACGTGGCCAACCTCGACCCGGTCGACCTGGTGGCCCTGGGCGGGGAGGTGCTCGCTTTTTTGCTGCCGAAGGGTCAGGTGCAGGACTTCCTGAACGCGTAGAGGGCGCCATGGCCGACCTGGCCGTGGCCTTCCACTGGCCGCTGTCGGAGATGACCCCCATGACTGTGTCCGAGCTGATGGCCTGGCGCGAGCTGGCCATCGAGCGCCTAAATCCTGACGACTGACCCCTGAAGACTGACCCCAAGGAAAACTGAACATGGCTGCAGACATGCTGCGCCTGCGCGTGGTGCTTGACCTGGCAGACCGCGCCCTGGCCCCCCTCAAACGCATCACCCAGGGCAGCAAGGCCACCGCCCAGGCCCTGAGCGCCACCCGCAAGGAATTGCGCGACCTGAACGCCCAGCAAGGCGCCATCGACCGCATGCGCGGCCTGCAGCAGCAGCTCGCGGCCACTGGCCAACAGACCAAGGTGGCCACCGTGATGCTGGCCCAGTTGCGCCAAGAAACGCCGGCCACGGCCGCCGAGCAGCGCAAGCTGGCCCAACAGATCGCCACGGCCGAGAAAGAGCTGCAGCGCCTGAACGCCACCAGCGACACCCAACGCCAGCGCCTGATCGCCGTGCGCCGCGCCATGAAGGAAATGGGCATCGGCAACGTAACCGAGGCCGAGGCCCGGCTGCGAGGCCAGATCGATGCCACCACACGCTCGGTGGAACGCCAGCAGGCCCAGCTCTCGCGCCTGGCCAAGATCCGCGAGACCGCCGCCAGCCAGGGCATGAAGGCCGGCCTGGTGGTGGGTGCCGGCGTGGCCATGAACGCAGCCGGCCGCAAGGGGATCGACATCGGCATGGCGCCCGTCAAGGACTTCGCGACCCATGAGGACGCCATGCTGGGCATCGCGCGCCAAGTGCCGGGCGCCCGAGATGAGATGGGAAAATTGACCGAGGTGTACCGTCTGGCCGAGCAGCAGGTGCGCGATCTGTCGGGCCAGATCCCCCTGGCCACCACCCAGATCGCCGCCATGATGACGGCGGCGGCCCGCATGGAGGTGCCCACCGACCAGCTCAAAGAATTCACGCTAATGGCCAGCGAGATGGCCACCGCCTTCGACGCAGTGCCCGACCAGGTGACCGAGTCCATGGGCAAGGTGGCGAAGAACTTCAAGATCCCGCTCACCGAGATCCGGGGCCTGGCCGATTCGATCAACTACCTGGACGACAACGCCATCAGCAAGGGGGCCGACATCATCGGCTTCTTGAACCGCACCTCGGGCGTGGTATCCACCGTGGCCATGTCGGCCAAGGATGCCGCCGCCCTGGGCAGCACCCTGCTGACCCTGGGCGAGCGAGAGGAGACCGCCAGCACGGCCACCAACGCCATCGTGCAGAAGCTGGCCGCCGCCACCAAGGGAACCAAGAAGTTCCACGCGGCCCTGGCCGAGATCGGGCTGAAGGACACGGCCATCCAGAAGGGCATGGCCACCGACGCCATGGGCACCATCAGCAAGGTGCTGGCAGCCATCAGGGCGCTGCCACAAGAAAAGCGCATCGGCGTGATGGTCGAGCTGGTGGGCCTGGAGCACAGCGACACCCTGGCCAAGCTGGTGGACAAGCCCGAAGAGCTGACACGCCAGCGAGATCTGGCCAATGGCGATGCCGGCAAAGGCTCGATGGCGCGCGAGGCCGCTGCTCGCAACGCCACCCTGTCAGCCCAATGGAAGATGGCCGAGAACCGGGCGTTCAACCTCAAGGCCGCCGTGGGCGAGGGGCTGAAGCCGGCGCTGATCGAGCTGATGGACGGCATCAACCCCGTGCTCGAGCGCACCTCGGCCTGGGTTTCTGAAAACCGCACCCTCGTCTCGGGCGTGCTCAAGGTGGTACTGGCTGGCTCTGCCCTGCTGGCCGTGCTGGGCGCCGTCCTGATCCCGGTCGGCCTGCTGGCTGGCAAGTTCATCCTGATGCGCTACCTGGTCACCACGCTGGGTGTGAAGCTGTTTGGCCTGGGGCCGGGCATGGGCCTGCTGTACAAGGTCGGCTTCCTGGCTGGGCGGGCGTTTGCGGTGCTGAGCCCCATCCTGGCCGGCGCCGGCTCGGCCATCGCGCGCCTGGGCGCTCTGATGCTGACCAACCCCATCGGTATCGCCCTCACGCTGATCGCCGTGGCCGCCTTCATGGTCTGGCGCAACTGGGACGGCATCAAGGGCGGGCTGATCGCAATGTGGGAGACGCTGTCTGGGGCCGTGAGCGGCTGGTGGAACAGCATCAGCACCGGCGGCCAGGCCGCCTGGCAGTACGTGGTGGACCTGAAAGGCCGCTTTCTGCAGGCCGGCTCCGACCTGATGGCGGGCCTCACCGATGGCATCACCAGCCGCCTAGCAGCCGTGCGCGACACGATTGCCGGCGCGGCCGACTCGGTGGCCCAGTGGTTCCGCGACCGCCTGGGCATCAAGAGCCCCAGCCGGGTGTTCATGGAGGCGGGTGGCTTCATCAGCGAAGGCACCGCCCTGGGCATCACCGGCCGCCAGGACCTGGTGCGCCGCGCCGCTGTGGCCATGGCGGGCACGGCCGTTGCCGGCGCCGCGATGGCGGCCGATGGCCTGGGCACCGACGCTCAGCCCCTGGTGATGGCCCAGCGCCCGGTGATGGCCGCCCGCCAGGCCGGTGCCAGCGGATCTGCCGCCGCCGCACCGGCCAGCAGCCACCAGATCACCATCAATGCAACCCAGGGTATGGACCCACAGGCCATCGCCCGCGCGGTATCGGCCGAGCTGGATCGGCGCGACCGGGCGGCCAGGTCGCGGGTGCTGTCCAGCATGAGCGATATCGATTGAAGGAGAGCCCACCATGATGATGAGCCTCGGCCAATTCGTGTTCAGCCTGAACACCCTGGCCTTTGAAGAGCTGAAGCGCCAAACCACCTGGCGCCACCCCAGCAATGCCCGCGTGGGCCAACGGCCAGCCCGGCAGTTTGTGGGGCCGGGTGACGATCTGATCAACCTGACCGGCGTGCAGGTGCCCGAGTTCATGGGCACCCGGCAGTCGCTGCCCCAGTTGCGCGACATGGCCGACAGCGGCCGGGCCTGGGCGCTGGTGGATGGCGCAGGCGGCGTGTACGGGGCCTGGGTGATCGAGGGCATCAGTGAGACCGGCTCGGTGTTTGTGGCCCAGGGCGTGCCGCGGCGCGTTTCGTTTGACCTGAGCCTCGCCCGAGTAGACGACTGGATGGCCGACGCCAGCGGAGGCGTGAACCCCGACGAGACCTGGCCCGTGGACTGGTGGATCTGATGGCCACCAACCCCTACAAAGACCGGGCGCCCTACCGCGCGCCAGACTTCAGCTTAACGATTGACGGGCGCGACATCACCCCCACCATCGACGCCCGGCTGATCAGCCTGGCCTTGAGCGAATGCCGGGGCAACGAAAGCGACCAGCTCGACCTGGTGCTGAACGACAGCGACGGTGCCGTGCGCCTGCCCCCCCGCGGCGCCGAGATCGCGCTGCGCATTGGCTGGGCCGGCCAAGCCCTGGTGGACAAGGGGCTGTTCATCGTCGACGAAGTGGAGCACAGCGGCTCACCCGATCAGGTGCACATCCGCGCCCGGGCGGCCGACATGCGCAAGAGCCTGCGCATCCGGCGCGACCAAAGCTGGCATGCCACCACCCTGGGCGACATCGTGGGCGCCATCGCCAAGCGCCACGACCTGCAGGGCCGGGTGGACGAGGCCCTGGCCAGCGTGAGGGTGGACCACATCGACCAGACCGGCGAGAGCGACCTGCACTTCTTGACCCGCCTGGCCACTCAGCACGACGCCGTGGCCACCGTGAAAAAAGAGCGCCTGGTGTTCTTACCCATCAACGGCACGCGCAGCAGCTCAGGCCAACCCCTGGCCAAGGTCACGATCACCCGGGAGGATGGCGACCAGCACCGCTTTCACATCAGCGACCGCGACAGCTACAGCGGCGTGCGGGCCTACTGGCACGACGCAGGCCGTGCCCGCCGGCGTGGGGTGCTGGTGGGCAAACAAGGCCATGAAAAACGGCTGAAGGACACCTACGGCAGCGAGGCCGATGCATTGGCCGCGGCCCGTGCCGAGATGAACCGCATTGCGCGGGGTGCCGCAACCTTGGAGCTGGCCCTAGCCGTGGGGCGGCCTGAGTTGATGCCGCAGACGCCTGTGACCGTGAAGGGGTTCAAGGGTGATATCGATGGGACGGGTTGGCTGGTGGTGCGGCTTGCGCATCAACTAGGGGATGGGGGTCTTACCACACGGGTGGAGATGGAGACGGTATCAGTGCCGGCTTACAACTCTGACCACAGCCTTTTGCAACGCCCCTCTAGTTGCAATGAAAGCCAGCCAAGTGAGGCTGACGGAATCGTGCGATCATCACGGTGGTTGATATGAAATATCATACAGATGCAATATTTTGTTGAGGGACGGTGTGAGTAAAAAGGTAATCGATCTGTTTGCAGGAGTCGGCGGCCTGAGTTTAGGGGCGGCCAGAGCTGGCTTCGACCTAGCAGCGGCCGTCGAGTTAGATCAACGAGCGATAGAATCACATGCGAGAAATTTCCCTGGCGTGGCACATCTACAAGAGGATATAGCCTCTCTTGCTGGCTCGCGCTTGCTAGAACTTGCGGCCGTCGCACAAGGCGACCTATTCGGGCTAATTGGTGGACCACCGTGCCAGGGTTTTAGTGAGATTGGATTAAAGGCGGACGAAGATCCACGTAACGAACTCTTTGCGCATTTTTTTAGGCTAGTTTCAGAAACTCGGCCTGCGTTTTTTCTTGCTGAAAATGTCCCTGGGATTCTATCGCCGAGGAACGGCATACTTCGAGAGCGTGCGCTATCGCAAATCCCTCAAAGTTACACACTACTTACCCCTATAAAAGCAACCGCAAGCGATTTTGGTGTGCCAACTTCACGTACCCGCATATTTTTTATTGGCTTTGATCGCAATAGGATTGGAGAGTTGAGCAATTCAGACTTCACTCCGCAAGATATGCAAGACACCAGGGTACGCGATGCTTTACTAGGCATTCCGGCTATCCGTGCTAATTGGCAATTGGCTGAACAAGGGTGGCGAAGCGTTGGATCCTTACCGAAAAGCGACTATTCTGATCGCCTGAGTGAACACATTCCGAGCGGAATTGGCGACCCGGAGGCCCTGAATGCATATAAAACTAAACGGCTAGTTTCCGGGCTTCTAGGAACACACCACACTGCCGAAACTATTAATCGATTTCGCAAACTAAAACCAGGAGAGCGGGATGTTGTCTCCAAGTCAATGCGACTCAGCTTTTCTGGATATTGCCCTACACTACGAGCAGGAACTGGCCCTGAACGAGGGAGCTTTCAAGCCGTTAGACCTGTACATCCGAGTTCTCCGAGAGTTATCTCCCCTCGCGAAGCAGCGCGACTACAAGGGTTTCCAGACTGGTTTCAGTTTCACCAAACTAAGTGGCACTCATTCCGGCAGATAGGAAATAGCGTTAGCCCAATTGTGGCAGAACGACTGCTGAACGCAATATTCAAGGCGGCAAATTAAAGCATTCAATCTCAAGCCAAAAAATAACCGTTAATCAACAGATATCATCATAGAGCAGGGAATATGAGCACAACCACCACAAACAATGAGATTAATGCGGAACCAACAAAATCATTTTTTGTGGACATGCTCGTCAGAGATATACCGCTAGAACAAGCGATTCTCGACCTCGTTGATAACTCAGTTGACGGAGCGAAATCGTTAGTCAACCCGGACGGTTTGCCGTTTGATGGCAGAGAAATTAAAATAGATTTTTCAAAAGAAAAATTCAAAATTTGGGATAATTGCGGAGGATTTGATAGCAAAGTAGCTGCGGAATATGCATTCCGATTCGGCCGCCCTAATAACACTCCTCGCACCCCACACTCAATAGGTCAATTTGGCGTTGGAATGAAACGCGCCTTATTCAAATTTGGGTCTCATTTCATTGTCCGATCATCAACAAAAGATGATAGCTGGCAAATTGACATCGATGTCCCAACTTGGGAGTCCGAGGCTGGATGGACTTTTCCTTGGGGAGAATTCAATTCTAGCGAAGAGATATCCACTAAAAATCCTGGGACCGAAATTATAGTAGATAAACTTCGCGCAGAAGTTGCCTGGAAATTCTCTACAATTGCATTTCAAAATGCAATGATTGGACTCATCAAATCCAAACACAGGCAATTTATTGCAGATGGTCTATCCATCCAAGTCAATGGCAATCATATTGATGCCAGCAGCCTCCTCCTTTTAACCGCCAATAATTCAAATTTTCGCCCCGGATTTGACGAATTCACCATTGAGGAAGAAGGAAAAGCAGAAGTACGAGTCAAAATTATTGTCGGCATTGGTTTCAGTTCGCCTCGTGAAGCGGGGTGGTACGTTGTGTGCAATGGTCGCGTGATATTGGATGCCGACAGGCGCAGTGCGACCGGCTGGGGGTTGGTGGAAGAGAGTACTGACGGTGTAGCCATCCCGAGCTTTCATAATCAATTCGCCAGATTCAGAGGAATCGTAATGTTTGATTCCGATGATTCGTCAAGAGTCCCGTGGAACACGACAAAAACGGACATAGACCAGGACGGACCTGTGTGGCAAAGAACCTTCAGTCGTATGACCGAGATGATGCGACCGGTCATTAATTTCTTGAATGAATTGGACCGAGATATTGATGAACACACTCGTGAGCACAGTCCACTCTTAAGGTTTGTAAATACTGCATCTACCGTGAAGCATGACGTTTTACCGCGACAAAACACCAACTTCGCCGCCCCAGAGCGTGCAGCAATCGCAGCTGAGAACAGAGTTAAAACGGTGAAGGTTCAATATTCTCGACCCGTGGAAGATGTGAATTTTTTAATGAAAGAACTCAATTTAGGAACAGCAAAGGCAGTCGGAGAAAAGACCTTTGACCTCATCATGCAGCAGATGGATGAATAATGAATAGCTTTCGTCGTATCGACTACTCCTTACGTCCCGCAAAGCATGCAGAGAGGCGAATGCTTTGCGATATATTCCGGCGTCTTCGTCCTTTTGGGCGTATTGAAGATTATTCCTATGTGGGATTTGGATCAGTTTGGTTCTCTGACTTCTCACTATTTCACAGGGCTCTTGGAGTAAAAAAAATGCTTTCTATCGAGCAGGCAGAGACGGCTCGGGCTCGCATTGAAGAGAATAAGCCTTTCAATATTCCGGTAGACTACAGACATTCGAAAGATGTGCTGCCAAATATTGATTGGGAACAGCGCATGTTTATCTGGCTTGACTACGACGATCCGCTTTCAATGGATGTCTTGGCAGATCTTCGTACAATCGCGCGCCGCGCAAAATCAGGTACTGCCGTCGCAATTTCCGTGCAATGCTCTCAAGCACAAGAGATAGCGAGCGCCTCGCAGGATACAACGCCAAATGCCCCTTCTGCTGTTGATCGTTTCAAAACCAACTTTGGTCCCACACGTATCACAAAACTAACAGAAGGCCAGCTATATGGCTGGAACTACGGCCAACTTTCAGCCACATTGATCAAACAAGAAATTGAGACTGAGATTGCATCGCGCAACTCAGGAAACACTTCTCCTGAAATTTTATTTCACAAAATTTGTGACATTCAATATGAAGACGGTGCAAAAATGACCACTGTGGTGGGTGTATTTTATGCACCAAGCGAATCAGGGAATCTTGAGCAATGTAACTTCTCAACCCTGGAATTCATGCCCCCCCAGGATGCACCAATACGGATCAAGGTGCCCAAGTTAACAATTAGAGAATTCAGACGACTAGAAAGCCAACTCCCTCTCAATGAGGGGATGCAGTTAAATCTCGGAACTATCCCTATCGCAGAAGCAAGGCAATTCGAAAAGATGTACCGATATCTTCCAAATTTTGCACTAATTGAATCATAAACCAACTGCCGATTTTGAGCTGCCGAAAGCGATCTTTAGCATCAAGGAGATAATGGATGCAGCCCACACAAGCGGCATCCCACTCCAGCTTCCGGTACGGATTATTTATTTCGTGGCTTCCGAATACAGATTCATCCACCACACAACCCATTAACGTACAAGATATAATTCAAAAAGAACATGAGAAATCTTTTCGTCTTAAAAATAAAAACCGAAAAGCAGATAAGCAACCGCAGGGGATGGTACCCCAAGTGCCACGGTTGACATCAAACTATACCTATCTTTCCCAAACAGGCACACCATCCACCAACCGGCACGCCTTCGCCACGTCACCGACCATCATGATCACGCTACCCAGTGAGTAAACCTCTCCTTGGTAGTGACACAGCCATGGATCGGCGCCGCCATCTCGCTCAACAGCCAGATGCCATCCAAAGCACCCCAAAGACAGCAGCAAGCCAACACTCAGCACGCCCAAAAAAAAGCATGCGCGCCGCCCTGACTTCGGGCCGGCATCGGTATCACCAGCTTTTGAATGTTGGTAACTGCATCCCCCGTCACCACCTGGCCGGCATCCCGGCGAATTTCAACGCTCCGACTCAAAATCATCTCCTGGCTCGAAGCGAGCGCCGTTGGCTCGCTGCACCAGAAGATCATCTGTTCATTTGCGTTTCTTTGCAGACTTGCTCGAGGAGGCTAGATGCTGACCAACGGGCCAGACTAAATCTTCCCAGCAGCCCTGAGCGCGCAATCACGGATACCGGGCTTTCCAAAGGTGGAGTAGACACACCGCTTCATCGGCTCGCTCCACGTCTGTCGATCGGTCAGTAGGTCATTCCAACCTGAGATTCCTGGTATCTGCTGTACTGTGGAAAGTGCTTGAAGTCGCGTCGAACTAGCAGTCATTTGCTTGGTTCCATTGACCGGCGTCGCACTTACTACGGTGATCGTGACCTGATCGACCTTCGTGTGCAGAAAGGTGCGATACACACCCCATAGGAAAGCCCTAAACATAGCCTCTGCGGCAAGATCGCTAGACGATTCGGAGGGGATCGATAGCTGGAAATGCAACGGCGTCTTTTTCAATACCTTGAGATTGCCCTGCTCGACGCTGAAATCATTTGTGAAGTCACCGACCGCAACAATGTCTTCGAACTGTTTGGCCGGGGCAGCATGCACGTGAAAGGAGGCAAGCCAGCAGCTGCACAGGAAGGTAGCCAGAGCACGCCGAATAGTCACTTGCGCGTCCTGCCAACGTTGAATGACACCGGTGCATGGTTGACTTGATCACCAGAGACGGATTGCCCAACATCGCCACCCACATTTACGGTGGTGCTCGGGCCCGCAGCAACGGTCGAGGTAGATCGGTATGCAATAGCGGCAACCGCTTGCAATGCGGCACGCCCGGCGGGATCAGCCTTGGTAAAGCTGTCGAGCAACGATAACTCGGCAGCGCCCAGACCATCAGCGTGCCTTGGCGTCCGGCGGCCTGTCAATAAATACAGCACGTCAACGCCCGCTGCCGCGATCAGCTCCAGATAGGCCGCATCAGGAACACGAACACCCCGTTCGTAGTTCAGTTGGGCGTCCTTTGATACGCCGGCGAGGGCGCCAAAAGCCGTCTGAGTCAACCCGAGACGATTGCGCTCTTCTTTGAGTCGAATAAAAAATTCAGACAAATGACCACCAGTTTTATTGACATGTGGCCAAATGACCACCAGAATGCAATCCACGTTGAACCAACTTAGTCCAATCGTACATGACCGCATCACGCGCCAAGTCAGCCCTGCTGATGAACGACAAACCAATCCACTTACGCCTGCCGGTTGACGCGCTAGATCGCACGAAACGGGCTGCAGAGGCGCAGGACCGTAGCGTCAGCAGCTTTGCTCGAATCCTCTTTCTGCAAGCGCTGGACCGGTACGAAGCGACTCGGCAGCAAAAGAGTGACCACGGCTGTGCGTCGAACTGACCAAAGGTTTCGCGTGCCCAACGACTGGCTCACCCTTAACTCGGCGCCGATGCTTTCGGTTGACTGGGTTTTACCTCTTGTGGAGATGGCCTCATGAGGATGCGTTGCCCCCATTGCAAAAGCACGGCCCACTCGCGCACCAGCGCGCAGGTGACCGACATCACCCGCCAGGGCATTTTTGTGTGCAGCAACTACGAGTGCGGGCACACGTTCTCGGTGATCTCTACCGTGGCCCACACGATCAGCCCCAGCGCCA